CGAATTGACTGCGGTTTGAATGGTCATGCTTCTGCCAGCATCCGTTGCAGGGTTTCAACGCTTGGATTGCCGCGCGGACGGGGAAGCCCCTTCGCCTCAATCGCGTCTTTAAGCGCGGACTTGTCATCCTCGCTTTCAGGCGCAGCACCTTCAAACGCGGCAAGGCGGGCTTTCAAGATTTCCACCTCGCTGGCAAGCCGCACAGTTTCCGCGCTGCCCGACGCCCGTGACAGGTAGGCCGATGCCTGCGTTTTCCATTCCCGGCCTTCAATGCCAAGCGTTTGCAGGTTCTTGCCCTCAATCGACGCCAGCGCCTCTGCCGTGTAGACCTTCAAGCCGCGCAATTCCATGCGCTTGGCCTCGGTCAAGAACGGCAATTCCGACAGCGGCGTACCATCGGCGGTCTGCTCGACGTTTTCCTTGAAGCGCGCGTACTGGGCGGGCCAACGCTGTGCATAAGTGATTTCCTCGCCCTCGATCTTGTTCCACATCGAATGTGCCGGGAACTCGGGCTTGAAGTTGCGGTCACCTGCAATGCGGACCTCGCACACTTCCATATCGTGATAAATCGGACGACCCTGCGCCTTGCTGGCATGAGGGTCAAGTTGCGCAACCGTCTTGAAAAACGGCGTCACAAGGCTTTCGTTGATCTGTTGCATGTCATACCCGTCTGAGAGGTTTGAAGGGGCGGCGCGAACCGCCCCTCATGGTTAAAGCGCAGTGCGGCGAACGTGGACGAACGAACCCGCAGGGATGGCAACGGCCCCCGGCGTGACAGGGGCGGTGTAAGCGCCTGCCCCGGTTGCCACGGTCATCGCAGGCTCGGTCAGAACAACCGTGGCCCCCGATGCAATGCTGCCAACGGTGCGGACAAACACATAGGTGTGCCCGTCTTGGCCGACAACGCTCGAACCTTGCTGGTACGAAGCGATGACAGCCGTGTCGCCGACCTTCTTGGAGATCGTATCCCAGTAGAACTCCGGCGAAGTCTGCCAAAGATCAGGGCCAAGCGACGGCGTGATGCGATAAGGTGTTTGAACTGGCATGATTATGCTCCTTGAGCTAGGGCTGCCCGCCCATGGTTTGCATGAAAATCAAGCATGACGTTTGCAGCGATACGGGCGGCGATAGCTTCGGCTTTTGTCGCAAACGCACCAAGGTGCAATTGCTTTCCGTAAATCCCCACTTTGGCGTTCCACACATCATCACGCTTGTGATAATTCACGCCCGGTATGCCGGAAGTGCTGTTTTTATACAGAACCTTGTTCTTCATATTTACGCCGTGGCTGACGTTCCGAAGGTTCTCAATCCGATTGTCCGACTTGTTTCCGTTGATGTGGTCAATCTGCTCAGGGTCGCACCCAGTCACCATTTTCCAGATCAATCGGTGCGCCAGATAGTGCTTTCTATCCAGCGTAACTCGAACATACCCGCCGTGATAATCGCTTCCAGCCTCCTTGCCCGAAAATACTGCGTTCCACCAAGACGCGCGATGCGCATTGGCAGGCTTTTCAGCCCACCGCAAAACACCTTCACTTGGTTTCAACGTCAACATTTCACGAAGCCTTTCAACGGTCGGAAGCGGTTCAATTTTGCCTAACGGTCGGCCCATCTTGGTTCTCCATGCTGCCTGTAACAGCAACATAAAGAACCAAGCTAACCCTGTCAAGCGGCGGGGTTGGAGTCGTAAAACCTCCACGTAAATAAAGGGTTGGTCAATGTCAGTTCACCTTCCCACCCGATGTATTGCGCAATGGCGTCCTGGTTGATCGGCATCTGGCCGTCGCCGTCGAACAGGCTGGCGAAGTTGTAGCCGTCACGATAGCGGATCGACATGGCCCGCGTTTCAATGCCGTAGGTCGTGTTCGCAGGCATCGCGTTGTTGAGGCCGGATGCCAGCACGATCTGCGCCGAACGCCCGCCGCCAACGTATTCGATGGCGGAAAAGCCCAGCTTTGCCAGATCGGTTTCGCGGGTCACACGCTGGATTGCCGTAGTCGCGGCGTCGTATGCCCAATAGTGCTGCTCCGACATGACCAGCAAGTCAGCCGCACGGGTGCCGCGAGAACGCTGCCCGATGATGCGCGACAGGAATTGCCGGATGGTCACAGCGTTGACCTGAGTGCCAATGTCGGGGAAAGCCGAGTTGGCGTCAAAGGTCGTGGTGCGCCAGAGCGAATACAGCGAACGGTCGATGCCGCCGTAAATGCCCGCGTTGGTGATGATCGGCACAGCCGCAGCCAAGCCGCCCAACTGTTTGCCGCCATCGCCTGTGCCGTCGCTGTGCAGCGCATCGTCAAACGCATCCACAAGCGCGCTTTCGGCGGCTTCCATGTACGTTTCGATGATGTCAAACCGCTGCGCATCGCCTTTGTTGGCGCGCATTTCCTGCCCGGTCAGGGACATAGGAACAACGACCGACTTTGGCGTGAACACGGCGTCGTTGACCAGTTCAATCGGCGGGTTGGCAAGGAAATCGTAGCCCTTGTACCACTGCGCCTGCTGCTTGTCGATTTGCAGCGACTGGCGGATTTCGGGGCCGTCAAACGACTTCATTCGGCCCTTGGATTTCATCACGCTGTAGAGCGGGTTGCTCTTGGACACCAAATCCTCAATGCCCGGCGCACGATTGGCAAGGCTGGTTGCGAGGATCTGACGATAGGCGCGGTCAGATGTAACGGCTGGCATGTTTTAACCTCATGATGTGAAGTCAGGTCGCGCGGCTGGCCGCTTCGATTGACTCTCTGATGCTCATGATCTTCGGCTTGCCTGTGAATGGTTTCCCGTTACCGGGCGCGCCGCTGATCGACTTTTTCCCCGCGCGATTTGCGGAGTAGGCGTCAGGGTCTGCGCTTTCGACTTGGTGCCGATATGGAGACGGGTTGAGCCGTTCAGCCATATCGTATGCCACCTCAAGCCGTTCGGTTGGACTCAAGCTACGCGGCACTTTATCCGAATTCAGGAAAAATGCAATATCATCCTTCAATTCGTCAAAGCGCGGGTTGGCCGCAACGAACGGGGCAATCACCCGCGCCTCAAGGTCGCGCTCGGCAAGCTGTTGCTTCAGGCTGGCGACTTCCTCCAACGCGCGGGCGGCGACAGGATCAGGCTGCGGTGGGCGCGTCGCTTGCTGTTGCATTGGCGGCGCGGCATGGCCCTGCGGGTTTTCCGTGACCATCTTGGCATATTGCTGCGGTGTCACGCCATAGGCGCGCAGAACCTCCGCAATGACGGCCTGCGGGGGCTTGCCCTGATCCTGCGCAATAGCGGCAACGCCCTTGCCAAAGTCTTGCGACAGTTGGCGGTCAAAGGCCACATAGCGGTCAAGCGCGTTTTTGACGGACGTGCCCGCCTTTTTCGCCATGCCGTCATATTCTTTCAGTTCCTCGTGGAACCGCTTTGGCTCGGCGTATTGCTCGATTTCGGTGGCGTGTTCGCGTTCCATCCGCTCAAATTCGGACTGCACCACACGCGGGGTGTTGACCCAAACGTCACGCGCCTTGGGAAGCAACCGGGCAGGCGGGGCAACTTGCTTGCCCTCAGACGGCGGCTTATCACCTTCCTGCCCGGTAGTGTCGGGCGTTGCCGCCTCGGCACTGGGTTTGGCGACTTCGGCTTTCACCTCGGGCGCTGCTTTTTCTGGCTTTGCATCTGGGGATTTTGCGTCGGGCTTAGGCGCTTCTTTCGCCGCCGCGTCTGCCGCAACCTTTTCCGCCGCCGCCGTGATGCTTTCCCGGATCGACAGAGGCTTGGCAGGCTCAGTCGGGCGGTCGGGCTGTGTTGCGCTGATCGGCGTAATTGCGGCGGCTTCGTCGGTGAGGACTTCGGGCGCTGCGGGTGTCTGGTCGTCCATTATCGTCACCTGTCTGAGGGGTTACGTGTGTTGCGCCACGGCTTTGGCCACGGCTTCCTTTATTGCAGCCCTGTCGGGCTTTTGCTTGACGGGCTTGCGAAGGCGGGCCGGATCGTTCCCGACCTCAATCATGCCCTTAGCCTTGGTCACAGCCCGAAAAGCTGACTTGCTCTCATAAAACTTGCCGTCCACATGCTCGGTCGGCGGCATGGTATCGCCGATCACCATCGGGCATGGCAAGTCAGCCCGTGCCAATGGCTGACAGGGCGGGCTATCCACGGGCGGCAGGGGATGCCAGTCTATCGCGGCAAAGCGCCGCCGATATTCCGCGTCCATATCAGCCCAGAGATTTCAGCGCGGCGATGATCGCGTTGATGCGCGTGGTCTGCTCGTTGCTCAGCGTGATCGCCGTAGCAAGATCGGTGGCAACAGGCGACGACACGTTCACAAGCGCGGTGATCGCCGCCTTGGGCTGGACGATGGCCTTGGCGGTTTCGCTCGGGATGCCAAGCGCGACAAGGTTTTCTGCTTTGGTCATGGGCATGATGGGTTCCTTTTCAGAACAGGCCGTAGAATGTGCCAGTAACGGCGGTGACTTTGTAGGGGCGCAAAGCGATGGGCACGTTGACAGGCGGGGCGGTGAGCGTCATGGCCGTCGCCGCGGCGTCTTCGATGGTGATGTTGCCCGTGGCGATACAGATGATCGACCGGGGCAGGAACGGCAGCGGCGAGGCGCTTGCACTCAGCAGCACCCAACGGTCAGCCGGGGCGGTCTTGTCTTCCACGTTTGCGAATTGGTCAGCCATTGTGTCCATCCTTGCTTGCGGCCTTCTCGGCCAGAGTCTGCTTGCGCTCGTCCATGCTTTGCGAGTGCTGGCGCTGTTGGTTGCCGATCTCGTGTTCACGCGCGCTTTCTTGCGACGACAACTGCGTATCGACGCGCTGCATGGTCATATCGTGGGCCAGCTTGATATCCTCGCGGCGCTGGCTTTGCTGTTCCAGCCCAACCCATGCGGCCTCTGCTTGGCCTTTGACGCCGATTGCTTGGATTTCGGCGTAAATCTTCTGGATTGTGGCATCCTGGACGCCAATCTGCGCCTTGGTTTTTTCCAATTCCAGCGCCAGCTTTTGCCCATCATTCGCGGCCTTGGCCTCTGCCGTCTGGGCCTTAAGCTGCAAGTCCTGCATCTTAGCTGTGGCGTCGGCCTGCGCCTTCATGCCTTGAACCTTGACCTTTTCCATCTCAATCTCGGCCAGCTTGGCAACTGCGGCCTGATCCTCACCGCCACCCTGTGCAGCCGCCATTTGCTCGGCAATCTGGGGCGCGCTGTCCACAAAGTCATCAATCAGCCCCTCCAGTTCACGGCCAACGCGGTACGGCGCAAGCGCGAATTTCAGCACCCCACCCGCCAATCCAATCGCCTGCGGCCCAAGTGCTGCCATCTGGCCCAAGCCGGACATGGCCCCCATGAACGCGGTGAGAAACTCGGAACGGCTGGCTTTCTCGCGCATTTCGTCGGGGTAGATTGTGCTGTCTGTCTCAATATCCAGCACAAACGGGCGCAGCTTTTCGTCTTGCAGGAAGTCCAGCACGTCTTCAATCGTCGGCTGATCCTGCAATTCTTCAACTTGCTGCGCCATCTGGCTTAGCTGCTGCTCGGCTTGCTGCATGGCCTGCTTGGCAGCGTCCGGCTGCTGTTCCGCCATAGCCTGAACCTGCGGGTCTTGCATCTGCGCTTGCAGCGCCTTGGCCTGCCCCTCAATCGCCTTGACCTGCTTGGAGATTTCCGCGTTGGTCGGAATGTCCATTTGCGCCATATCGGTCAGCGTCTTGCGGTCGAAGTTCTCTGCGATGATTTCCGCGCTGATCCGCACAAGATCGCGCGCCAGCCGCACAAGTTCGTTCTGCTTGTCTCGCACCCGATAAGAGCCGTTTTGCTGCTTGAGTTGCTGCGCGCCCAATGTCTCGCTGGCGTCGGTTGATCCGCGCATAATGTCGGAGAGGCCGATGATCTGATACACGTCCTCGATCAACTGCCTGCGCAGCTCCACAAGGGCTGTGAGCGTCGTTGCCACCATATCCAAGGGAAGCCACACGACAGGATCACCGCCAGACCCAAACGCCGCCATGCTGGATACAGGCACCAGCACCCGGCCATCATCCTCGGTGCTGAATGCGGTCTCAACGGCATTGCCGATATCCCCGCCGCCTTGGTAAAAGCCCTTCATCTTCAAGGCAGCGCCAAGCGCGCCAATGCGGGCGGTCAGTTCGTTGATCTGCGCAAGCTGGCCCTGATAATAGATCACATCAGCCACGGGGATCAGGCTGCGGCGCTGCACGGTCGCATAGGCGGGCTGCGGGCAAGGAAAGAACCCGGTCAGCTTGAGGTGCGGCTTGTCGCTTTCCAGCACATCATCCACGCCCTGCGTGACCCAGATCACCTTGTTTTCGTTGCGATGCCAGATTTCCCAGACGCCGCACTTCTTGGTGTCGTCCTGCGGGCCAAATTTGTTGTCAGTGTCGCGAACGGAATAGCTGACCGTATCAGCCACATCCTTGCCAAACCGCTCTTTCATGTCGGCATAGCAAAGCCACCCACGGCGCGCGACCCATCCCACATCAGCCCACTTGCGGGCAGGCTCGTGCATGAAGTCGCGGCGGTCCAAATGCTCAATGCAGACCTTTTGCCCATCGTCGTCGTCGTATCTGACCCACGCCACGCCCCGGCCATTGATCGAAAGATCATCACGGCACTGGATCATCACGGCGTTGATATCTGTCTGGTCAAACGCAACAATCGAAACGCGCTCAAGCATTTCGCTGGCGACCCGGTACAGCGGGCGGCGGTCTTTGAATTTGGGCGTCACGACAGGCAACGGCGGGCGGGCGTAGATGCTTGGCCCCATCACTTGGATGTTCGACCAGAACAACGCAAAGTCATCGTCGCGCGACCCGTTGCGCAGCATGTTCAGGTCTGCGTACAGCTTGTCGATATTGTCGCAGGCGGTGAAATAACTGTCGAAGTAGCGCTCGCCATCCGCGATGAGATCAAGCCACTCTGCGGCTTTTTCGGGGCGTTCTATTTCGTCGGTTTCTTCCACGTCACACCCCTATAAGCCCGCGCTTTTTAGCACGGTTTGGCGGCAATCGCAACTGTGGCTGCGATATCGGATCATGCACGGGCTTTGGTTGCGGGGCGGGGGCTTCAAGACGCCATGCCAGCGCCATGTATCGGGCCGCGTCTGCATAGTGGCTGGCCCAATCGTGCAGCGGAGATTGCCGGAATGTCTTTTGATCGTCGTTCCATTCGCGGCGATATTGCTCTAGCGCGGCTATGCCGTCCTCGCAGCGGCTGTGAAACACGCAGCGGGGCAATGTCTGCCGGGTGGCGTTGATGCCGTCCATATTGTCTACGGCAATATTCTTCCACTTCGGAAAGAGATCCAAGTAGAACGAAGTTTCGTCCTTTTTGTGTCCAACCAGATAAATCTCGAACGGATCAGGAGACCACTTGCCAAGAACCTCTTGGTGAACAGCTGTCTCAACTGCCTTAATCCAGGCATTATCATTGTACGAATGATTTTCGACAGCAGTGATCTTGATGCGAGA